CTTCATTCTGTGCGTCAATGCCTGTACAGGTGTACCCGACATAGTCGTTGTAGTCAAAACCCCGTATGCGTCTAAATACTTTGGCGTTACCAGAAGTTGTAGCGCTGGTCAGAGACGTAACTGTAAATCGTGTTGCATTAATAACAGTAACATCGTACAAATTCGTTACAGCTGAACCTGTAGATACCTCTAAAAACACCTTATTACCTGTAGTAAGACCGTGGTCCTGAGAACAGGTAACAGTAATCGTAGTCGTCGACTGTGTATATGTAGCATTCAAACCCGGATCACGCTCGATGACCCTATCCGTCATCCTCTCGTCTTTCAAAAAATTACCTGTAGGAGGAATAAAGCGTACTTTTACACGCATTTGTGTCCAGCGGAGGTCACTGAAGGGCGTCGACAGCCTGAAATCAAGATTGCCACTGGTGGAAAGACTCGTGGATGCAGTACAAGTAATAGTATTTTGTGTGACAGAGCTGATGGTCAATGTCTCACTTACTGCCGATCCGGTCTCTACCACTAAAGAAATATTTTCATTGACCAAAAAACCATGTTCTGACTTTGTAATTGTTAAAGTCGTCCCTGATTGACTGTATGTACCATCTACAACTGGTCCTAAATACCTGACCTGTTCAATAGGCAAGCCAAATTCGTAACAGTTGAAGCTGTCTGTATCTCTGATCGCAACAACTTGTTCATCAATTTCAGTACTGCTGCTAGGGAATGTGAAAATCCTTGCGGGAATAAAAACCCCAGGGAACTGCTGGAATGAGCAGTACATCCTGAAGTCGCCTCTGGTATTCCTTTCCTTGGAATTAGAACCTAAATATGTCTGTGTAATGCTGTAAAGATCATAGCCACGACGCCAGCGGTTCCAAAGTGCGTCTCGGTTATAAAACTTTGTCTCACTATCGCTTTCCGAATCAGCAGGTTCAAAATTAAAAGCGCGTGGCACAAAAGGTTTCGGTTTTTTAGAACCAAAATCCGTTAACTTATCAAATTTTTTTGTGAATTTGGAGTCAAATCCACCATTCGAAGAGTTCCCGAACCCGCTTACTTCGAATGGCATGACTAAAAATCAATAGTATCCGCCCTGGACACCAACATAAAAGCCGTTTGTAAGAGCAGATGCGCCGCTAGCAGCTGCGTAGAGAGCTTGGCCGCGATTTAGCATTAAGCCGCGGAGCTTAGGAGACACCTTACTGTTGGCTCCTGTGAAGTTTGCACCAGCCTGAACGACAGGGTGGTTGATTAAAGGGAGCACTTCATTTACAGTCAGGCTGTAATTGGTGTTCTCGTAAGTCGCAGGAATACTGGCGACAAAAAGAGGGAAGAACTGGTTGGTATTACTGACAGTACCAACGTTCACAAGGTAGAAGCAGATATCGATTGGCAAGAAGCAGTTGACATTACCGGTGATCGTGCCGCTGATCGACCCAATGGTCGCTGTAAATGTCGTGGGAGTGACTGCTGTGACTGTTGCTTCTTGATCAATCGGATCAGTGCCAGAACTGCGGCTGGTGATATCTAAGAAGACTTTCTGACCTACCTGAACATTGTGCCCAGCAGTAATGGTCACTGTAATCGCGGTGCCATTTGCAGAATAAGTACCTGTTACAGCAGCTTTAGCATCGATTTTCTCGATTACACGCTTTGTGTACTGTAAGAAAATCTCATCGATATATGCACCAGAAATCGACGTGTCTGTAGCAGCAGAGTCGACATCAAACACTTTGGTAGCGTTACCAACTGCAGTAGGGACCAGACTCGTCAAAAAGTCCTGGCCCGAAGCTACAGTTAACAAAGTCGATGTCGTCGCCGGCCGATCGATCATCATCGGCTGCTTATTAGAACTACTGCTCGACACGTTTATTCAGCGGGTTACGTTAACTGTATTATAGCGGTATTGGATTAACCCTTTTTCTTTTCTTTCATGCGACCCTTGGCCTTTTCAAGGGCTTCTTTACGTTTATCTTTGTCAGACTTTTTATGGTCTTCCTTGCCTTCACCTTTTTTCTTAAAGTGAGCAAGAAGCTCGGGGGGCATTTTTTTGTCAGCCATGATAATTAGATCAAAGAATCACTAAAGTCTTGGAATCTCTTTGCGAGTCGATCGCCTTTAGTGTAAGGACTAGGAATTTCTTCGGGTTGTAATAAGTCTAACTGAAGTCTTTCTCCAGCCATACGTCCTCTTTGCCCATAAAAAAATTTACCTGCGTTACTAGGTCCAGAACGCTCTCCTGGTACTGCATTTCTACGAATGCCATACATATAACCTAGTTCTGTGGTTGGTTTGACCATGTCGCTTGCACCGGTTTTTTGTTTAGGACGACTTGAGGGATGTTGTCTGCATAAGACCTAGTGACCTCACGCATGTAAGCAGGATTGTTTAACTGAAAGCGGGGATTGTCCTCACCTGTGTAGGACACAACAAAATTACAGGGAGTGTGCTTTTCTTTCTTGCTAGGTTGAAATGGATCGCTCAACCCCGCACTCACCATTGAATAGTCGTTATACATGTTCCTGTAGGTGACAGGAAATGCTTGGCTATAGCCAGGGACTTGAGCAAATCTCATCGTAAGAAATAGCTCTTGACAAAGTCCTGTGTCTTTTCAAGCACGTTTTTATTGTCTTCAGGGATCTTGCCGCCGTACCGCTCATAACGAAGAGCTTCAGCATCTGTGAAATCCCTAGCGGTGAACTTTCCTGATGTCTTATCTAGGACACCCTGGACACCGTCTTTTAATGCAAGGACATTGACTGGATCCTTACCTTGAACCTTTTTAGCGTAGTCTTGTGCAAACTCTGTCGAGGAGGGTGAATCAGGGATGCCGCCTGCAAGCTCTTTCTGTACCTGGGGAAGATGATCTTTGTAGATACCGTGCTTATAAACGGACCAAGCATTAAGACCTTGGGTATTTCTTATGTCAAGAGCAGCTTTGGCGTTTGTCAGCGGATCTTTTAATTGCTCATTTGATTTGAGGCCATAACGTGCACGTCTCTCTGCTCCCAGAAAATAATCATTTCTTGGATCATCCAGCATATTGATCTGAAAAATCCCAAATGAGTCGTCTGGGTACGTCGGGTTATGTGCTTTTGGGTCTAGGCCAGATTCCCCCATGCCGATCGCGACCATGATCGGAATCTCTGCATCCTTAAATCCCGCTTTCTTGAGAATGCCAGCAGTCTGTTTAATTGAAAGACTCATTGTCTCAGCGGAAATTGGTTTCGAAATGAATGCGGGTGCCAACAGCAACATCAGCAGGCCCAGGTAAAGCCTGAATAAACTCAGCCCCTTCTCTATTGAAGCGATACCGAGCTTGCTCAGGGTTGCGATAATTCGGTACATATAAATGCAACGCTAATCTATCTGTTTCGTACAAGTATATCTGTGTCCACGTTTTCAGTGTTTCCTTGAAATCCGTGGTCGCAATTGTCCGGTCAACGTCACCCGCAATTGACTCAATACGACCGCGAGGGACCGTTGAATTATTCATGGTCCCGGTCATATCAGTACGCTTCTCAGCCTCGTCGCAACGATTCACCTGCTCGACAATCTTGCTGACCCAAAAAGAGTCCTGGACATTATCTAATGCCTCTTGCAATCGCGCTAAGTCACCAGCAGGGATTGAGGTTAAGTTGTAACCGAGGTGCCAACGTACCTTTGATTGTATGAAACTATCTAGCTGCATTTACCAGACCACTGCTATTGTGCAGAATTTTATGCACCAATAACAGACTAACACGCGCCAATAATTACTCTACGCGCACCAGATTCTCTTTGAAGATCTCATCCCAGTCAACACGCTTGATGCTCTTGAGTTGCTCAAGACGAGAGAAGCGTTCGCCCGGGAGTGACAGCTGCAAGTCCTTGATATCTCGTGCAGTTTTAAGTCCTACACCAGGTAAAGAATCAGCGATCTGACGAGCTGATGCAAGGTTCAGATTTACCCGTGTGTCAACAGGGAATGTCTCTTTTTTGGTGGGTTTCGCAGGACGAACACCTTCAGACGCAAGAGACTCAGTCAACCGCTCTTCATCCTTAATTTGCTGGGTCGTTGCCTCCAAATGGGGCACTAAATCCTCGTCATTGAGGTACAGGACTTCTTCATTGGCATCGAGACACATCTTGATGCCCTCACCGTGCTGTGAGATGACTTCGACAAGTCCACCAGTTACTTTGTTTTGGTACAGCATAAAGACGTTAGTTCACAGCTATAGCATAACAAAATTAACTTTCGTAGCAATAAAAAAAGCGGGCCTCAAGGACCCGCTCATTATTATGAAAGTGAAATTATCACTCGTCGTTGCCACCCAGCTGGGAAGCGAAGTCAACCAGACCCTGGATGTCGTTCCAGCTAGCAGCTGCAGCAGGACGCAGGTAGTTGACACGGCAGACCAGGTAAGCAGCCTTGCCAGCGGTGATGTCATCGGCGCTGATGTTCACACCGTCACCAGTGATGGTGGTGTTAGCAACAGCGTTGAGGTTGTACACCTTCATGGTGGTGTCAGCAGTCACCTTGTACATCATCGAGTTGGCGGCGTCGCCAGCTGCGATGGTGGAGGTCACGCCAGTCCAGAAGGGCAGGTCAGCAGCGGTAGTGTCGCTGGTGCCCTGAGCGATGCCGGAAGCACCAATGGTCAGGCTAGCGCTAGCTGCGGCGAGGCCGTTCAGCTGAGTGCTAGGAATACCCAGGGGGTTACCGGAGTTGTCGGGACCCAGGAGCAGCACCTCGGTGTTGGTGCCTTGCAGGTCAGCGGTGACAGGGGAAGCAGGGAAGGTCGCGAGACCACCTGCAGGGATGTCCTGAGCCAGAGCCAGAGACGCACCGTAGATGTAACCAGGGCGAGCAGCAGAGGCTTGGACAACCATGGAAGTCCGATCGTCACGAACGCGGTCATCAGGACGGCGGTCGGGAGAAGGGATGGTGATGTTGAAGCTCTTGTAGCTAGCTTTATCGGCAGCTGCGTTATTGATTTTAACGTAGCCGATCAGCTCATAAGCTTCCACGCCGGGCAGACCATAAACACCTTCGGTGTTATAGGAGGACAGGCGAGAGATTTGGTTACCGGGCTGAAGAATAGCACCGGCTTCAGCTTTGTAAGATGCCATTAGTTAAGTACCTCCTTTATCACTCAGTAACGGTGAAGGCGGTGGTCACGAAGTCCTTATTCAGGTTCGCGAAACCAGCATAAAGTTGCCAGATAAGAATAATAAAGCGACTGAAATCGTCGTTGTTATTAATCAGGACCTGAGCATTCGGGCCACCGATACCAACGCCAACAGCCTGAGGACCGAAGAACAGGCCAGCAGGGGTGGTGCGGCTAGAAGCACCGTTGCCATCGCCAATGTCGACAGTAGCGGTCTTGTCGGGGAAGTTGGTGGACTCGAAGAAGCGGACACCTTCGAAGACGAAT